GTAACGCTAGATGATGGGTCAGTTGAGATCACAATCATTCCGGGGGATGAAACAGGGGATGAGGATTTCGATGCTAACTTGGCGGAAAGTTTGGATAATGGGGTGCTTGCGGAGATGTCGGGGGATTTGGTTCTTGCCTACGATAACGACATCGCTTCACGCAAAGACTGGGAAGAAACCTATACCGAAGGCATTAAGCTGCTGGGCTTAAAGTATGAAGAGCGTACTGAGCCGTGGGAAGGAGCCTGCGGTGTACACCACCCAATGATTGCTGAGGCCGCAGTGCGGTTCCAAGCAGAAGCTATTATGGAGACATTCCCAGCCAGCGGTCCAGTACGCACAAAGATTATCGGTCAAAGTGACCGTAAAAAGCAAGAGGCCGCTGAGAGAGTTCAGGCTGACTTAAATTACCAGCTTACTGAAGTCATGCGTGAGTATCGGTCTGAGCACGAGAAGATGCTGTGGAACCTGCCGATTGCAGGTAGCGCGTTCAAAAAAGTGTATTACGATCCCACTATTGGACGGCAAGTCTCCCTGTTTATCCCAGCAGAGGACGTAGTTATCCCTTACGGAGTATCAGATATATCCATGTGTGAGCGTATCACACACCGTATGCGTAAGACTAAAAATGACATATTAAAGTTACAAGAGTCTGGCTTCTACCGTGCAGACATAGATATCGACGACACGCCCACCATACAGACTGACCCTGTTCAGAAAGCCAAAGACCGTGAAAGCGGGTTTAGCGCAACCTATGACGACCGCCCCCTACTGCTAGAGATGCACGTTGAGCTGGATATTCCGGGCTTTGAGGATGTTGATAGCGATGGCGAACCCACGGGTATTCCCTTGCCTTATGTCGTAACCATCCTGAAAGACACGGGTGATGTGCTGGCTGTTCGCCGTAACTGGGACCCAGTACCTAAAAAGACTGAGGGCAACCGCGCAGCGCAAATAGTATACAAGCGCCCTAACCAGTACTTCGTGCATTACCAGTACGTGCCGGGTTTTGGGTCATACGGATTTGGTTTGGTGCACTTAATTGGTAACTCAGCCAAGTCAGCAACGGCTATTACACGTCAGTTGGTTGATGCAGGTACGCTATCTAACTTACCCGGTGGTTTAAAGACTCGGGGCCTACGTATTAAGGGAGATGACACACCAATTTCTCCGGGCGAGTTCCGTGATGTGGATGTGGCCTCTGGTGCGTTGCGTGACAATATTATGCCGTTGCCATATAAGGAGCCGTCACAAGCGTTGCTATCACTACTGGGTATTATCTCGGAAGAAGCACGACGGTTCGCAGCCAGCCCAGATATGAAAGTGTCAGATATGTCGGCACAGGCCCCAGTGGGTACAACACTTGCGTTAATCGAGCGTAACTTAAAGGTGATGTCGGCTGTTCAGGCACGGATGCACTTCGCCATGAAGCAGGAACTCAAACTCCTTGCGGTAATGATCCGAGACCACGCCTCTGAAAGTTATGACTACGAGCCAGAAGACGGACACATCCACGCTCGACGCGAGGACTACAGCCACGTAGAGATTATCCCTGTCAGTGATCCTAACGCCAGTACATTGGCTCAGCGGGTAGTGCAGTATCAAGCGGTGATTCAGTTGGCTCAGATGGCGCCACAGATTTACAACCTGCCTAAGCTGCATCGGCAGATGTTGGATGTCTTAAATATTAAGGACGCAGCCGAGTTAGTGCCGTTAGAGGAAGACCAGAAGCCGGTTGATCCTATCAGTGAGAACATGGACATTCTTAACGGTAAACCTGTTAAAGCCTTTATGTACCAAGACCACGAGGCGCATATCCAAGTCCATATGGCAGCAATGCAGGATCCTGTGTTGATGCAAGTCATGGGTCAGAACCCACAGGCGCAGGTCTTAATGCAAGCAGCAAATGCGCATATTACCGAGCACGTTGCTTTTGCTTACAGAGATCAGATCCAACGCCAGATGGGTGTCACACTACCTCACCCAGACACTGAGATGACCGAAGAAGTAGAAGCACAAATGTCGCGTTTGGCAGCGGAAGCAGCAGGTCAGTTGTTGGGTAAACACCAAGCAGAAGCTCAGGCTAAGCAAAACGCCGAAGCACAACAAGACCCGATCATTCAAATGCAGCAGCAAGAAATGCAGATCAAGATGAAAGAAGTCGAGATCAAAGAGAAAAAGATGATGGCTGACGTTGCGGCAGACGCTGATAAATTGGCATTAGAGCGTGAAAGACTGCAGGCGGATATGGAGAAAGAAGGCTTACGTATTGGTTCGCATACTGCTCAGGTTAAGGCAAAGCTGGAGTCACAACAACAGCTAGATATGCTAAAGGCAGGGCTTAAAGCCGAAGAGATGCAGGCCCGCAACCAAGCAGAAGGAATGCGAATGGGTATTGACGTCGCTAAAACGCAACAGATGCTGAATCAGCAGGTTAACAAAGGAGAGTAATGGATGGACACGATTGAGCTATTACGCAGCAAGTATCGCACACGTATGAATGATATTGCTGACGCTGTTTCTACCGGCACATGCCGTAGCTATGAAGAGTACCAACGTCTGTGTGGAGTAATTGAGGGCCTAGCCCATGCAGAACGCGACCTTTTGGACCTTAAAGAAACGATGGAGAACAACGATGAGTGAAATTCTCATTGCGACAAACCCAGATAATCCTCAGATTATCGGAGCAATTAACACGGATAAGGCATCCCAGCTCCCCAAACCTTCCGGGTATCGTATGTTATGCGCTATCCCTGAAGTCGAAAAGGAGTACGAAAGCGGCATTTTAAAAGCAGATCAGACCATGCACTACGAAGAAGTGCTTACAACCGTACTTTTTGTGGTTTCAATGGGCCCCGATTGCTACGCAGACAAAGAACGATTTGTGTCTGGTCCATGGTGTAAGGAAGGCGATTTTGTTTTAGTACGTCCAAACTCGGGCTCTAGGCTGATTATTCATGGCAAAGAGTTCCGCCTCATTAACGATGATTCTGTCGAAGCAGTTGTCGAAGATCCTCGCGGCATTAAACGCAAATAAGGAGTAAACCATGCAGGAATACCAATTTCCCGATGAGAAAGATCAAAAACCGTCAGAGATCGAGCTTGAGCTAGAAGGTGCAGATGACAAGACCGAAATCGAGATCGTAGACGACACGCCTGAGCAGGACCGCGGGCGTAAACCGCTAGATAAAGAGATCGAAGAGCCTACTGAGGACGAACTAAACGACTATAGCGCTAAGGTTCAGAAGCGCCTTAAGGAGTTGACACACGCCCGCCATGATGAGCGACGCAAGGCTGAAGCCCTTACTAGGGAGAAGGTTGAGCTAGAGCGGGTGGCAAGGATGATTGCAGATGAAAACCGTCAACTGCACGAGTATGTGAATATGGGGCAAACGGCGTATATCGACAAATCTAAGTCGTTAGCCACGCTCAACATCAACGCTGCAAAAACAAAACTTAAATCGGCACTAGAGTCTGGCGATACGGATGAAGTCATCAACGCGCAAGAAGATCTGTACCGAGCTCAGAACGAAATGACGCAAGTCAACGCGTTTAAACCGTCGAACTTGCAAAAACAGGAAAATAGGGAATATACTACCCCTGTACAGCAACCACAATCGCCGCAGTTAGACGACAAAGTTGTAAGTTGGGCGGAGAAGAACCAATGGTTCGAGAAGCCCGGGCACGAAGACATGACAGGTTTTGCCTACGGAGTGCATAATAAGTTAGTGCGTGAGTTTGGTGAGTCCTATACAAAGAGTGATGAGTATTATTACAAAATCGACGATGCAATGAAAAGGGCGTTTCCCGATCAGTTTGAAGCTACCCCCGAACAGCCCCGTCGCACAAAATCCGTTGTTGCTCCGGCGCAGCGCACGTCCGCCCCGAAGAAGATTCGGCTAACAGTAACGCAACAAAACGTGGCTAAGAGACTAGGTGTTCCTCTTGAGCTCTACGCAAGAAAGATGGCTGAATTGGAGAATCAAAATGGCTGAAAACCGTATACCCCGTGAATCGCAGAATCGTGAGCAAACCGCCCGTCCGAAAGCATGGGCACCCGCGTCTCTTTTACCGGAACCTGTTCGTGAAGCAGGATACGCCTATCGCTGGATTCGAGTCTCTCTCCTCAACAACGCTGACCCACGAAACATTTCTGCTAAAACGCGGGAAGGTTGGGAAGCAGTAAGCATTGAAGAGCAGCCACAGATGAAGTTATTCATAGATCCCAATTCTCGATTCAAAGACAATATCGAGGTCGGTGGTCTCCTGTTGTGTAAGTCACCTCAAGAATTAGTCGATCAACGTAATCAATATTACGCCAACCAAAGCGAAAGACAGTCTGAAGGTGTCGATAACAACTTTATGCGTCAAAGTGATGCGCGGATGCCCTTATTTAAAGAGCGTAAGTCCACGACCAGCTTTGGCAACGGATCTTAATTTAATTGGAGTTAACAAATGGCTTATCCTACTGTTAGCGCTGCTTACGGCCTCAAGCCAATCAACCGTTTAGGTGGAACGACATTCGCAGGCGCTGTGCGCCACATCAAGATTGCGTCTGGCTTTGCATCTAATATTTTTAACGGTGACTTGGTTTCTGTGGCTGCAACTGGCGTTGTTGAAAAATTCACTGGCACCACAGCGGGCTCGCCCGTAGGTGTTTTCGTTGGTTGCGCTTTTACCAACCCAACCACTAAGCAGCCATTGCCTTCGCAATATTGGCCTGCTGGCACTGTTGCTTCTGACGCTGTTGCCTATGTTGTTGATGACCCGAGCGTTTTGTTTCAGGTTGTTTCAACTGATGGCTCAAGTGATGTTGCTGCTGCTGCTCGTGCTGTTATCGGCTCTAACATGTCGCTTATTCAGGGCGCAGGCGATACAGACACTGGCAATTCAGGCGTATCAGTTCTTGGCTCGTCCACTGGTACTACTAACACACTGCCTATCCGCGTTGTTGACGTGGTTCCTGAAACCGCTACTGGCGCCGACGCGTTTGTCGAGTTGATTGTTAAGATCAACATCCACCAGTACAACAACACGACTGGCGTCTAAGGAGTAAATCATGGCTATTTCACGCGCACAACTACTGAAGGAGCTGGTCCCCGGACTAAACGCTCTGTTTGGTATGGAGTATTCAACCTACGGCGAAGAGCACAAAGAGATCTATGAAACAGAGACCTCTGAGCGTTCGTTTGAAGAAGAGACAAAACTGTCAGGTTTCTCGGCTGCTCCAGTCAAGAACGAAGGCAGCGCAATCGCTTACGATAACGCCCAAGAAGCATTCACTGCCCGCTACAGCCACGAAACCATTGCTTTGGGTTTCAGCTTGACGGAAGAAGCTATCGAGGACAACCTCTATGACTCACTTTCAGCTCGCTACACCAAAGCCTTGGCTCGCGCTATGGCATACACCAAGCAAGTCAAAGCGGCTTCAATCTTGAACAACGGCTTCAACGCTGCCTTTGCTGGCGGTGATGGGGTTGCTTTGTTCTCGACGGCTCACCCGCTTGTCGGTGGTGGCACCAACAGCAACACTTATTCAGTGGCAACAGACTTGAACGAAACAGCACTTGAAAATGCTGTTATTCAAACCGCTGCGTTTACTGATGAGCGTGGCTTGTTGATCGCTGCTCGCCTCACGAAGATGGTCGTTCCTCCTTCATTGCAGTTTGTGGCAACTCGTTTACTCGAGACCTCCCTGCGTGTTGGTACGGCTGACAACGACGTGAACGCGATTGCGAACAATGGCTCGATTCCCGGTGGCTACACAATTAACCACTACTTGACCGATCCTGATGCGTTCTTCTTTTGTACTGACGTGCCTAACGGCTTGAAGCACTTTGTTCGTACTCCTATGTCAACAGGAATGGATGGAGACTTCGAGACGGGTAACGTGAGATACAAAGCGCGGGAGCGATACTCGTTTGGATTTTCTGATCCCCTCGGTATGTTCGGCTCTGCTGGTGCA